GTTTCTTTAACTTTATAAACGTCATTCATATACGTTCTAAAATTAAAGTATAAAACCTGTACTTTATTTTTATCGTTTACTTCTATAGAAACATTTCTTCCAGTACGCTTGGAAGAGTTTTTGTGTATATCCTCTAAATCGTACTCTGTCAGGTTATCAAACTCTCTAGCAAGCTCGTTAATAGGTATAGTCTTTACTTCACCTATGTAGTATATATCCTCAAAGTAAGGCGAATCAGTATGAGAGTATACGATATTAGCTGGATCTACATACTCTATTGTAACGCCATCACTCCAGTTGAAGTTTGTTTTTACACAACCCATACCCAGCACCGTCAAATCATAGAGCAACCTGTGCCTTATATTGTCGTACTTATTCCCGTCGAGCAAAACATTTATAGCTTGCTCCTCTGCTATCTCTACCGCTTGTTTATAGCTAAGCTGCATATGAAGCGACAGCTCTTCTTGTGTGTCAGGTAAATCTTCTTTTTTGGTTTCGTAAAGATTAATATTAAACATTTTGGCCGCCTGGTCATTGAACTCTTTACTTTCCATGTCGCGGATAATGGACTCCATATACTCGGTCCTCTTACTTACGCCATATTGATCTTGTGAATACGCCTTTATATTAAAAGACCTATTAGACATGCCGTTAACCACGATATCCACAAACTTAGGGATAATAGGTACCGGCTTCCAATCCAAGTTTAAATACGACAAATCCCCGTTTATAGAAAGCTCGTCTTTATACTTCTGTATAGACTGCTCTCCTCTAGCGTAAAGCCTTAAGTTACGGAAATTATTTTGCGTTGCGGTATACCTATTAGAAACCGAATCATTAAACCACTCCTGTTCTATAGCTCTAGCTACTTTAAGTCCGTATTCCGAACTCATTTTCTCTAGGTCAGAAACCGCCTGAGATGGGAAATTAACATGTACTGACGCAGCCATATTTATTTAATTATTTCGGAGGTAAAGCCTTTGTTGTTGTATTTTGACATATTGAATCCTACTGGTTGTTTTTTAATATCGGCGTGAGGTGTATATAGGTGTCTGTTACAAGCCATGATTGCTAGACCAGAACTTATAGTGGCATCAAACTTGGTTCTATTATTTATATTAAACCTCGACCAGTCGTTAAGTGTAGCATTGAAATACACAGTTCCGTAGTTACCGTCACCTAAGTGACCCACGTGTTCTTGTATATACATCTCTATAGCCGCGGCGTGAGCTTGCTTTATATCCTCGCTTGAGTTAGGTATACCCCCAACTTCTTTCTCTGCTACAGATAACTTATTCCAAGCTTTGTCCGGTCTGTTCATGCTATACCCTCTATACCCTCTTCGCTTCAAATAATACAGTAGTCTAGGTTTGTTATTCTCCGCCAGTATAGGCATACCATAAAACACTAGAGCCATAAGCATATCTTCGAAGAAGATCTCTGCGGTCTGTGGTCTTGCTAGATATTCTAGGAAAAAAGTACTCGCTGGAGCATCTTCCATAGAAAACTTCGTTAACCCATGTAGTGAACCTTTAGAACCCTTCCCGTCGACAGTACCACTAATATCGTAGCTGTCGCAACCAAAAGCTCCCATGTGTTCATTACCTGGGAATTTCATACCGTTCTTTACAACGACCTTGTTTTGAAGATTGGGAGGCGGAACCCAACTTACGTTAAACCTTCCTTTAGGATCTGGGTAAAACGTAACTTTAGTATCCTTAACACCATTCTCCCATTGGAAGCTTCCAGTGGTGGTGTGGGCATTATGTCTGCTACCCTCGTTGTAATCAATCTGTTCGTATATCTTAACTAAGTTAAATATACTGTTTTTTGCCTCATCTCTAAAGGCGTGCTCCTCTGTTCTAGGGAACTGGCGGTAGAATTCGTTTAAACTATCCTGGTCGTCTTTTAATCCGTCAACCTCGTTATCCCAGTTGTCTATAACACCTATCTCTATCAGTTCACCGTTTGGGTCATATCGTTCTCCATCACTTGGACTATTAAAAACAGGAAATCCGAATTCGTCAATAAATCCTTCATAGTTCCATTCCATTGGGATAAAGAGAGAATATAACCCAGTTTTTGTTTGTCCATTTCTGTTTCGTCTAGATACATCTGAGTTGTTATATAGTTTTTTAAAGTTATCCCCACCTTTATCCAAAGCATTAGAGGTTGACCCCATCATGCACTTACCTATAATTCTACTACCTAGCCTTAAACAAGTTTTGGTTACCCTCCAGTTGTTAAGTATGTTATCGGGTCTCTCCCACTTACCACTTTCATCGTGGACTAATAGGTTTAACTTCTCACCGTCATAACTATTGTCACCTGTGTTCTTCCAATCGATAGTAGTATCAAGACCAGCTATATCCTCTAGCTTTTCATTGGTACTTATCTTTTTTCTAGTAAACTTACTAGCTGGAACTCTATACGCCAATTCTGACTTAGGTCTATCCATACCGTCTTGGATAGGTTTGAAGAAAAAAGGGTAGTTAACGGATATAGGTACAACCTTATCTGTGAACATCTTCTTAGCGTCAGAACCCGTCTTAGACAATATCCCATATCTACTATCACTCGATATAGTGGCTAAATTAACTGTTTCAGCCGATGACATGAAAGAAAAACCTGATCTTCTATTCTTTAGGTAGCACATACCATAGCAGCGCTTGTCCGCTTTGCACGCCTCCCAAAACAAGAAAAATAACCTATTAGCCTCTCTGAAGTCCGGCGCACCTACGTCGATCTTACTCCATTGTAAGTACATATAGTGGGCGCCTGATATATATGTGGGTTTGTCAGCGTTTGAAAACCAGAAACCGTTATCCCTTCTCTCGAACTCGGTGTCTATATAATCGTGCCACTTGGTTTTGTGCTCGTCAGGATAAGTTCTCCAATCGAATATGGTTTTTATCTTCTTAAGGATATCTGGTTTTTCTAACTGTTCCCATTTATTCTTGGGTGACTTGTAGACATCCTTCGGTACTTTAGGTAGCGCTATCTTTAAACCCTGTATCTCGTATATCTCACCGATCTGACCGGATTTAGATATAACGACTATGTCGTGCTCTTTGTTATAACCGTACTCCCACTTCTTACCTTTATTAAGCCTGTTAATAGTGGTAAGTTTTATAGGTTCGATTATCTTATATAAAGTCTGCTCGTACATTACTTAGATCTACCTTCTGCAAAACCCTTGAAAACCTGTTCCTTCCTGTCCTCAGGTTCTCTACCCTCTAGCATGTTCTCTTCCTCCTGTATTCTATTCAATATCTCAAAGGCGTCGAATATAGCAAGCTTCTTAGTTGCCGCGGCGTTCTTAAGCCTGTCAGCAGTGATGTCATCGCCGGAATCGACGATAGCTTCTTTAGCGACTTTAATCAGCTCTTCAACCGCTCTGTGCCCAGCTTGGATTATACTCCTCTTCGTCTCCTTGATATTCATATTTAATTGTAATAAATTTAGACAACGCCCTATACATCCTCTGGCCATCCACTACAAACTCAAAGTGGCTAACAGGGTCAAACCCCACTAACTCCCCTATGTTTACAGTGCCATCAGAGTATTTAACAACTCCGACTAGCGGTTTTTCAGTTTCGACGCTTAACTGGCTTTTGTCCTTAATAGGCTGCACAAAGCAATACCCTTTAGGACAAACCCAGTCTCCATCTCTTTTGTATAGGTATATTTGGTCTTGCGTTACTAGATACTTACCTTCTTCAAGGAAGGATCTGCTATTCCTTTCTTTACCCTTCACATCATGCCATCTTCTAAAGACGTTATGATGGAGTGTTACTATATCTCCAGATTGGATCTCTGATCCACCAACTCTAGGCACAGATAAAACTTTAGCCTCTCTGTTTACATGCTGGTGGTTAAACACCTCAGTGTTTAGTATCAACTCCTTGTCTCCAACCTTCTTCGTGTTGTTATACCTTTCTCCTAGTGGTTCTACAACATAGTTGTAAACCGATTTCATCAATACTCTAGGTTATACTCAACAGATATAGCCATATTCTTATTGAAGTCTTTCCAAGGTATAACGGCTTTGCCCTTACGTATATAGATAGAGTACTTGTCGTCTTCTTCTAGTATATCACATATAGTATGGCCACCATAAACCTCTTGCCCTACAGCGTAGTGCATAGCGTCGTTCTTGTAGTCCTTACCTATAGTAATCTTACGAATCAGATGGCTCATCTGGCTTGTAGTTTATAGTACCACTTTGAATATCGATATCGTTAGTTCCGTACCGCTCTTTAAAAGAAAGTTGCATATCGTTAAGTTTTTCGCTGCCCTGAAGCAGAGCGTGTAGCGCCCCGTGCTTCTGTGCCTCTAGCGCACCGATATCGAATTGCAACTTGTTAATTGCCGCCACTATATTTTGCAGTGACTTTAGATCCTCTTCGCTGATTTTCTCTGGCTTAAGGTCTACGACTTTTTTACTCTTTGCTTTTCCCATAATTTAATTAAATTTTAACGTCCCTGTCCTCTATATTTCTTTTTGTAAAGACGAGATGTTTTTTGATTTGAATGTTTTGTTTTGGCATGAACGCCAGGTCTATTTATACTTTTTGGTGTATAGGTATCAATTATTTTCTTTGCCATTAAGAATTAAATTGTATTAAATTAAATTGTTTATTTTATTCTTCTCCGAAATATAGAAACGCTGAACCATCGGCTAAAGTCACGGCAGACCACCTACCGTATACCCATTGACCGGCGGGGAATTCATCTCCTGATACTATAGCCTCAGCGTTAGCACCATTGCCAGCTGCTGTAGCTGTAACGGCTGTACCAGGATAATAAGTGCCAACAGCATTAGCTGGCGTTAGTGTCGTAAAACTAGTATTAGCTGCCACTACATTAATAGCCACTACCACTTTGCCAGTTGGAGGCGTGAAAGCGCCTGTATCGTCTAAATAAGTCCCACCACTTTGGCCTATATCTATTTGATTTGTTTGTTGTGCCATGATTTTATTTTTTTACTTTTTCTAGTGATCGTCCGCCAAAATATGCACCGATCACGGTTATTAATACTAATTGGAGAAGGTCTACATATGAGTCCTTCACATTGAAATTTATTGCCCCTGCATCAATGAAT